TATCCTTATTATTGTGCATTTGTTTTAAATGTATCTGGATTACCTATTCCCATGTATACAATAGCTCTTATAAATGCTGGAGCATCTATATTATATGTTTTATTTTTATATCTAAACTCTATAGTATTATTTTTAAAGAATCCACCTGGATCTCTATCATGTGATAGATAAGCATTTATTTGTTCCATTACTGTATTATTTTTTAATATATTATTTTTAATGAAATCTCCTATCTTCTTATAACTTTGCTTATTAAACCCACCCCTTGGTTCTCTATTTGCCCCTGCTAATTTAGCAAATATTCCTATTGTATCATCATTTGTTTGATCTTCTGTTGCTTCAACTGTTGAATTTCCTAATAATTTTTCTACATTATCTCCACCTAATGAATGTGTTGATCTATTTCCAATATTGTATTTTTCATATAATTTTAAAAATTTCATATAATTAAGTGTTACTGTATTATTCTTTGCTAATCCTTGTTTTAATATATTATTTAATGCTTTTACATTGCTTAAAGCATTTACATTTATATTTCCAAATATTCTTTTCATATATGAACTAACTTTGCTGTTAGCAAAATAGTTTGTTAGACTATCTACCTCATTTGTTTGATCTTTTCCCAATACTGGGAATGTTTCATTTCCAGTTACATCAGTTATACCTCTTGATGTATTATTTAATATTTCTTTTATAGCTGAATATTTAGATTTTAATGCTAAATCGTTTGGATTTTTTATTATTTCATTAGCTAATAATCCTGCTGAATTATTTAATTGTTTAATATAAGTTCTATATTTATTTGGATTGCTTTTATATAAATTTGAAACATATTTATTTATATTATTAAATAAATAATTTGTTGTAGCATTAAAGTTATTTGGATTTATATATCTTCTAATATTGTCAAATGGAGTATGTAATGGATTAGTTACTAATATAGCTGGCGTATCTGTAAATGAAGATTTAATTTGTTGATTACTTTGAACCCATCTATTATATTGCATATCTGTAGTTTGATTACTATTTGTAGATAGTTTTTTTGGAGCTTTACTAACTGATTCTTGACTATTAAATACACTTGGTTGTGTAGTTACATTACCATTAGTTGTTGGTTCTATGTCATTAGTTGTTGGTTCTATGCCATTAGGATTAGATAGTTCTGATATTTGTCTTGAAATATTATTATATTCTATAGAACCAGGGGGATAAGTTTTAAGTAAATCCATTAAATTAGCAATATTTCTTTGTTTAACAGAATCTTCTAAATATTTAATTCTTTTTTTAGCAATACCTAATTGTTCATTTTCTAATGGTATTTTCATTTTTAATTCTTCTGCTTGATTCTCAGCATTTAGTTTAAGTATGTTATTTCTTTTTTGTTCCAAATTAACCATATTATCTTGATATGATTTTGTTTGATTTAATTGTTGTTGTTTCATTTGATTAGTAATGTTATCTTGATATATATTATGTATTAATTGTGTTTGTTGCAATAGTTGTTGACTTTTTCTTGCTTCTTCTTGATCTAGTAATGCTACCATTTTCATAGATAAAGAACCAGCTGTATTAAACGAACTTATACTGTTACGCATAAACTGTGAAGCAACTGATGCTGATTGATTAGCTGTTGAACCACCTTGTTGTAATGCAGTTGTTATTGGATCTACGTATGGCATATTATTCTCCGTTTACATAAGAATTAGTTAAATTTTTTCTTATAGTGTTTATTCTACTTAGTTCTTGTTTTGTTTGGTTCCATTGATCTTGTGCTATACCTAATTGTTTTTTAGCTAAACCATAATTCTTAAATCCTAACCATAAAGAACCAAGTGATGATAATCCATTTATTACATAACCAGCTGGTTTTAAATAGTCTTTAACAAACATTGGTTCTTGATTAGCTTGTTGCATATCTAATGATTTATTCAGTAGTTTATAATTTGTAAAACCATTATCATTACCAATATTTGATAGACCGTTATTTATTGCATATGGATCTATTGTTCCTTTGTATTGAGATAATAAAGCACCATCTGTTGTTAAGTAATTTGCTGAAGGATTCATAGTCATTGGGTCTACAAAATTTGGTACAGGATTTTCGTAACTGTTTATACCTGGATACACAGTAGCTAATGTGTTATTTGTTGTTATCATTTATTCTCCTTATATTAAATAGCTTAATCATAAGAACCAGTTAGTGGTTCTCATTGTTAAACTATTTGAACGAAATATTTAGGAACAAAACTTACACCATTATTGTTCATATCTTTGTCATTTGATCTAGCTATCTTATTAGCTTTTTCTTGACTTATTTGCATTTGATCCATAATTTTATTTACATCTATTCTTTCTTGTATAGCTTTCTTTGGTTCTTTCATTCTTTGCAATACTTTTATATCTCGTTCTTCTACTATGATAGGAACATCAAATGGAATTACTTTACCATTTGCTTTAGCAAATTTTTCTCTATAAGCATTATCTGTTGCTGGTTTAACTATAATTTTTATACCTTTTGTTGTAGTAGTCTTTCTTGACATACAATCTCCTTTTATTTATTTATTTGAACTTATAGTTCTTAATCAAGAGAACCAACTGGTTCTCTTTGTTAAAGACTATTAGATTGAAAATTTAGCTATTACTAATCCAATTCTTTCTGGATAAATAGTATATGCACCTAACCAAGATTTCCAACCAATCATTTGTGTTCTGTTTAGTGGATCTGATTTGTCATCATTATTAAGACCTTTAATAATAACTTCAATTCTTTTTTTACCTCTAAGTGGAATATTAGCTGTATGTTCTTGTCCTAAAATTAACATATATCCTTTATAATCTGAACCATCTGTTTCAATATACATATTTTCATTTTCAATAACTCTAACATCATTAATCATACCAAGCTCACCATTTAATGGTTTAATACTTGCACTATATTTTTCTAATGGTACAAAATCAGCATTATCTCTTAATGCTTCACCCATCATTGTATTAACAATACCAATATATCTTGACCACACTGGTTCTGTTGCATAGTTAGGACTTGATTTAAGAATTGAACTAACATATTTAGCACCGCTTAATCTCATTTGTAATGATATTTTTCTAGTTGCTGTTGTAAATGCACTGTCTGATACACTATCAGAACCTGATCCATTACCTGATATATCTTCTTGATGACCTGCACTATTAATATATAGATCTCTATAGAAACCATCAATATACATAGCTGCAACTTCACTGTATTGTTTTATATTTTCTGATATTGTATACATATCATGAAATAAATTTGTTTCTTCAGTAACAGTCATCCACATACCGATAGGAAACACATCTGTACTAACTTCTGTTACTTTAATTTGTCCATTCTCAACTCCACTAGAACCTTCTGGTAATACAATATTGTTATATGCGTTTTTACCAATTAAAGTAGCAATACCAGCACCAGTATTAGCACTATCATTACCAGTATAGTTTTCATAGATTGCATTAGCAATCATAAGATCTTTCATTGAAACCCATCTTCTAAATGTAACTGTCTTACCAACTTTTTGTGGTAATACTTTCTGAATTGTAGCAAATTTATCAAATACTGCTTTTTGTGCAACTTCTGCTGTCATCAACTTATCTATATATGCTTGTTGTTTTGCTCCTAAACCACTACCTTGTGTTCCATAATTAATTGTTGCCATTATCTACTCCTTACTTCGCTATTACTTCTATTGCATTAATCAAAGATCCAAAATCTTGTGAAAAATACACTATACCTGTTGCTGTTAATCCAGAAGCAAATGAAGCTGTTCCACCTGCTGGAATTCTTACTTTTGTTCCATCTACTACTGTGTATCCATCGTTTGTTAATGCTACATCAATAGGTACATCTAAATTATTAACTACATCATTTCCATTTTTTGCATCATAAGCTGCTATTTCTTTGAATTGTTTTGTTTTATAAACATTTACTGTTGTTGCCGCCATTATTTACTCCTTTTTTTTGTTGTTCTTTTTTTAGTAGTTCTTTTTCTTGTTGTTCTTTTTTTACAAGCCATTTTATACTCCTTTAAATAATTGTTGTTCTAATTCATCTAATGTTGTGTTTTCATTCCAAACAGCATCATAATCATCATAATCACTTTTAACTGCACTACGCTTTTTAGTTTCTTTTCTACTTACAGATCCAGTTGGTTCTTTTTGTTGTTTTGGTTGAATAATATCTTGAGCTGATGAAACATAAGCCTGTAACCAACTAATAGCTGGATTTAATGCTTTTGCTTTAATAGCTTTTGGATATACCTTATCAAACTCACCAGATTCTATAGATTGAACAAATGCTGGAAATACATCTTGTTTCCACAATTCTTGTTGAAATGTAGGATCTAATTCTTCCCAGTAAGAAACTATTTTACCAGCTACATCTGGTTTATTCTTAGAATATTCTTCCCAATACTCTTTAACTGGATCTACATTGTTTTGCACTTCTGGTTCATAAGTATTTTTTTCTGGTTCTTTATCATTAAAAATATCTTCAATATCTTCATCTTTAGAACCAGTATCAATACCATATTTAGAACCAAGATAGTCTAATGCTTCTTTGTTTCCATTTTTAATATCTGCTAATGCTTTAACATCCCCTGGTTCTAAACCAGATTTTTCAATTATATCTATAGCTTGTCTAAAAGGTTTTATACGAGTCATTTTAAACTCATAGTCTAAACCTTTTTGTGCTAATGCTATTAATTCATCAATAGAATCAATCTCAATCTCTTTACCTTTATGTTTTAAGGTATAAGATTGTTTTTGTTCAGGAACTTGTTCTTGTTCAACTTCATTATCTGGTTCTGATTCTATTTTATCAGTTGGTTCTTCATCATTAGATTCAAACTCTGATTCATCTTCATCATTCCAGACTTTATCATATTCGTCAATTTCTTGTTCTTGTCCGTCCTCTACTTGAGGAGTAGGCGCTAATGTATCTTCATTAGAACCAGTGTT